GACAACACAGGCGTAGACGAGGCGTTGATTGAGTTCGGACGAACCTTCATCACGGTCTCCATCTCCGTCGCCCTCGGTCTTGGCATCCCGCTCCTAGACATCACGGGCGGAGACTTCCGCACGGTGCTGTCCGCAGGACTGGCATCAGGCCTTCAGGTACTCATCAAGTTCCTTGACCCAAAGAACAGCGCGTTCGGGATCAAGGAAAAGTCTCCTGAGGATAAGGCAGCTGCGGAGAAGCAGTTCGATATTTAAGTGAAGTCTATAGATCTGGCCCCAATACTAACTGGGTGCCACGTTTGTAGGAGCCCTTTTGCCGAAATGATTGGCAAAAGAATGAAAGAGGGCATGCCTGATACCAGGATCAGCAGCTGGCTGGAGTCCGAGGGTCAGTACGTCAGCCGTATAACTCTTGGCAAGCATCGAAGAGAGCACCTAACCACAGACTTTGAGCAGGCTAAGGCAGCTGCGATAAAGGTAATGGAGAAGCGAAAGAATACTTTGAAGCCAACCTCCGGAACCGATCTTGCCTCTCTTGTCCGGGACTACACGTTTTCCGCAATAGAAAACGGCGAGCTCTTGCCCACCCTTTCAGAAGGGCTGAGGGCACAGGAAATTCTGGACAGGAGACAGGAGAAGGGCGCAGATAGGGATCTGGCCATGACCCTGGCATCCATACTGGGTGGGTCCATCGTGGTAGAGGGAATAGCAACTCCAGTGGAGCCGGAACTACTTACGGAATGATGACATGGGTATACGTTGGAGGAACATTCGACATGTTCCACCACGGACACGCAGAGTTCTTGCGAAAGTGCAGGGACTACGGCAGGGTAATTGTATCTCTGAACTCGGACGAGTTCGCAGAGCGGTACAAGAGAAAGCCAATCATGAACATCGCTGAGCGGATGGCTGCAGCACAAGCTTGCCGATGGGTCGACAAGGTCGTTGTGAATATTGGAGACGAAGACACAGGTAAGACCATCGACTCGCTAGCCGGAGTCAAAGTGATCTACATAGCTCACGGAGATGACTGGACCGGCAACTCACTCTTAGGTCAGCTTGGCATAAGCCAGGAATGGCTAGACAAACGATCAATACAAATGCTCTACGTTCCATATACCAGGGGAATCTCAAGCAGTGACGTCATCAGGAGAATAGGTGAGTACGTTTACGGCAATTGTAACTGCTCACGAGGACGGGTCCGCAATGACTCGCACGATCAGATCCCTTCTGGCCCAGACCAGGGCCCCTAATGAAATCATTGTCCTGGCTAGTGATATTGGCCTCTCTGAAGCTGAAGAAGCGTATCCGGAGGTCAGGTTCTACAAGGAGCCAAATCTTGGAGACTGGGGTCACGACAAGCGGGCCAAGGGGCTTGACCTGGCGTCATCTGACTACACGGGCTGGTTCAACCATGACGACTCATATGACAAGACGTACATCGAAGTGATGATGTCCGAGGCAGAGTCTGGCCACGACGCAGTCTACTGCGGGTGGTCCAAGTCCTCAACCCCAAACTTTAGGTCCGGAAGTTCGACCTCTGGCAACTACATAGTTAGCACTACACTTGCCAGGGAGGCAGGGTACACGGACCGTCACTACGAGGCTGACGGAACGTTCATCGAAAAGATAGCCTCAAGGTCTAAATCATTGAAGTTCGTGCCGAAGGTACTGTACTTCCACAACGAGGTGAGGAATGGCTAGAACGGCAGCATGGCAGCGAAAAGAAGGAAAGAACCCTAAGGGTGGCCTAAACGCCAAGGGCAGAGCTTCCTACAAGGCGGAGACCGGGGGCACTTTGAAGGCGCCAGTCAAGAAGGGGGACAACCCCAGAAGGGCATCGTTCCTGGCCCGAATGGGCGGCATGCCCGGTCCGGAGAGGGACGAGAAAGGCAAGCCTACAAGACTGCTACTTAGCCTCCAGGCATGGGGCGCCAGCAGCAAGTCAGACGCTAAGTCCAAGGCGCGTGCCATGAGCGAGCGCCTTAAGAATAAGAAGAATAAGAAGGGATCTTGAATTCTGTCCAAGGACAAGCCGCTCTCGATCTGGCTCGCGGTCGCAGTGACGTCGAGTTCTTTGCTTCTCGCTGGCTCGGTATCAAGGGGAACCCTGGACAAGTCAGATGGTGGAAGGCCTGTGCAGACCGTGCAGATGACGGATTCCGGCCAAGGTACCTCACAACCGTCGTTTCCGCTGGTAATCGTGCCGGCAAAACGCTCGCGATGGCGGTTGTCTGTCTTCATCATGCCCTCTACAAACTCGGGGTTAGACCTCCCTCCGGAGGAGATCAGGCGGATGCGATCAGGTGGATCAATGACCCGTACGAGTGGTACCACGTTGGCATCCAGCAAGAGACCGCAGAACTTGTTCACCGCGAAATTGCAATGATACTGCAGGGTGCGCATCCGGCCCAGAAGGGTCGCGGTTGCCCCCTAACAAAAGAGCTCGGCAAGGTTGCCGACTTTGAGAAGAAGTACCGAGGGGAGTACCTGTGGATAAAGTTCAACCCAATTCTGGGCGGGGCCAGCATCCACTTCCGAACGACCCAGGACAAGGCGAAGGCGCTCCTGGGCAAGGACATGCAGGGGATATCATTCGACGAGGCAGCTTTCGAGCCTCACTTGATAACAATCTACCAAGAGGTTCTAAACTTGCGCCGCCTGTCTACCGGTGGGCCGCTCCACTTCATCGGGACACCAACCGAAGGCTACAACGACTACTCGGATCTCTGGGAGATGGGAAACCCGGAGAACCCAACCAGGGACGACCAGTTCATATCGTTCCGGTTGTCCACGAGGGACAATATCGGATACGGACTACGTCAGGAAGATTTCGACGCGGTCGTTAGACAGCAAGCTGAGTACCTAATCCCCCAGAACGTAGATGGATACTTCATTGAGTCCCGTAAGGCATTCTTCTCGTCTCAAGGAGTCGAGGCCTGCTTCGATAGCACATTGGAGGTCGAGGATGCGCCAAAGTCGGCTCACCGTTACGTCCAGGGCTGTGACCCTGGTATTTCGTCCGACGCAACATGGGCGCTCACAATCGACATCACAAAGCGTGTCGCAATGCAAGGAGTCAGGGCGCGAAAGCGTTCTGGAAAGCAGACGATCACAGCGGTCGTCAACATGGTCCGGGAAGGGCATTTGCTTTACAGTTCAAGCGCACAGTGCACAACGGTAGTCGACTCTACCGGGATGGGCGGAAAGCTCTTCCGCGAAGAGTTCTCGATCATAAAACCACTTAGAGACTTCGACTTTGGTGGCACTAAATCGAAGAAGCTCGAGCTACTAAACGACCTAAAGACAATCATCGACAAGGGCCAGATCAAGTTCCCAAGAGGGGGCATCTGGGAAGATTTACGGAGGCAGCTCTTGGCATACAAACTAGATGACAAGAAGATTGAGCAGGACGCCGTAATGGCACTTGCAATCGCCGTCCGCTATGCAATAAGGAATCCCGAGAAGGCCGCGGCGAACGTGGCCTTTTCCTATTTTGGAGCTGCTGAATAATGGCTAAGGTAAGAGGCGTACCGCGTTCTTTCGTAGATGGCAAGGGAGTACCGGGGCAGTACACAACTGACCCGGCGGTAGCACCTGCCTCCCAGGTTGCAGAAATTGGAAAGTCTATCGACAAGGCAAAGAGACTTTCTCGAGGACAGGTAGAGCCTGGAAGAATGCCGCAAGCTGGCATTGCCGTAAAGAATGTTGCGTCAGCTGCTAAGGTTCGTGGGGAGTCGAGGACGCCAGCTCCATCCTCTGTTCTCAACTCCGGAATTGCTGGCGGATCCCCTATATCGACTTCACCTACAAAGGTCAACTCATCGTCCGGCGGCCGAGGGACGCCAATAAAGAAGAACTACACCCCTCTTCAAATGGACAAGCTTACAGATTCCCAGTCAAATTCTGTAACAATGTTGAAGAAGTCTCTGGAGATGCAGGATGTAAACCCAGAGGAGCACGAAGAGTTCAAGCTATATGGAGAAATCCTTACACGAAAGCAGCAGCTGGAGCCGGAGCAGAACCGACTCCGCAGCATCTTCCGTCGCTTCGACAGGATGTACCATCCAGATACTATCACGCTAGGTGGCGCTGACCACTGGGCCGAGGACCCTAGCGCACGTCTCGCCGGCCGCGCCCACGTATCTGTCAACGTTCACGCAGCCTACGTAAACATCCCTTCCTCCCTGCAGGCGGTGACTCCGGTCATCCACTACATCCCGGAAGCTCCCACAGAGGAGGCTAGGGAGGACGCTGCCAACCGAGAGCGCCTCTTCTTCTCGTGGTGGCACGAG